GGAGTTATACCTGCGTCTAACGTTAATAATACTAGTTTTGGTAGTGTTACTTCTTTACCTGCTTTAGCAGGAACAATTACAACAGTAGCAGGAGATCCACCAGCGCCAAGTGATGGCCAAGTGTGGTATAATTCTGTTGCTGGTGCTTTAAAGTATAGAACTTATGTAGGTGCTTGGGCAACAGGAGGAAATTTAAATACAACAAGTGATTTAAATGGTGGAGCTGGAACAGCTGCTGCTGCTTTGTCATTTGGTGGTGATCCTGCTCCTGTAGTAGGAAATGTAACTGAAGAATATGATGGTTCTTCTTGGACAACAGTACCAGGAACATTAAACACAGCAGGATATAGTAGAAACGGTGCGGGTACACAAACAGCTGCTTTAGCAACAGGAGGAAATGGTACTCCTACAAGTACACAGGCTAGTGAAACTTATGATGGAACATCTTGGACAAATGCTGCTAATATAGGCCAAGTTACTTGGTATCACGGAGTTGCTGGTATTCAAACAAATGCTTTAGTTTGTGGTGGCGGTGGAGGAACAAATGCAGAAACGTATGAATTTGATGGTTCTGTTTGGACTGCTGGTGGAGATTTAAACACAGGAAAAGATGAAACTACGGCTACAGGTGCTACAAGTTCATCAGCAATTAATATGGGAGGAACACCTGGTCTTACTTCAGCAGAACAATATGATGGTTCTTCTTGGACAAATATTAATTCATTAAATACAGGAAGAAGTTTTTTAATGTCGTCAGGAACAGTTTCAGATGCTGTGGTTTTTGGTGGTAATCCTAGTACAGGTGCTACAGAAACTTTTGATGGCACATCTTTTTCAACAGCAAATTCTTTATCTACTGCTGGATATAGAGGTGGTAATTCCAGACCATCTTCAAACGCTTTAGCATTTGGAGGAAATGGTAGAACAACAGCAACAGAAGAATTTTCAACAAGTTTAACTAATTTAAGTATATCGGAGAGTTAATAAAATGGGAGCAAGAACAAGAGGTATCGCAAATAACATATTGTCAGATGGATTAGACGCTACTGATGGTTTATCAGGCGCTTTATCGTCAGATAATATTGCTAATGCTTCAGTAACAAACGTAACATCTACACCAGCAATTGGTGGAGGATTTGAAAAAGTGGCAAGTGACCCGCCATCTCCAACTGAAGGAGATATTTGGTTCAACACCACTTCTAATAGTGTTAAAGGATATGTTTATAGAAATGTTCCTGCATCTTTTTCTACAGGAGGAACTTTACCTACAGGACGAGGCGATACTGCTGGAGCAGGTACTAAAACAGCTGGTTTATTAATTTGTGGTTATAATCCTACTAATACTACGACTTGTAATGAATATACAAGTTCGACTTGGACGTCAGCTGGTAGTACATCAAATGCTAGATATTACCACGGTGGAACAGGTACACAAACTGCTGCTGTAACAGGTAGTTGGTGGACAGGTGGTGCTATAGGTAATGGTACAGAAGAATATAATGGATCATCTTGGTCTGGTTCAGGAAGTCAATCTACAGGAAGATTATTTTACTCAATGGGTGGAACACAAACAGCAAGTTATATTGCAGGTGGTGATGCAAGACCATCTGAACCTGTTACTAATAAAACTGAAGAATATAATGGTTCATCTTGGACTTCAGGAGCAAACTTACCTGCAGCTGTAGCAAGTAGGGCAAATATAGGACCAACTACAGCAGGAATGTCACTTGGTCCAGAAGGACACCCATCAGGTAATCCTAGTGTATTACTTTATGATGGAACAACTTGGACATCAGCTTCAGGAACAATGATTGAAGCTGCTCGTACAAATAGAGCAGCAGGAACACAAACAGACGCATTTTCGGCATCAGGTCCAAACTCTACAGAAAGATGGGATGGTACAAGTTGGTCTGCGGATGCAACATATTCAACTACGGGTGGTCGTACTACAGCAAACCAGGACGGAGGTGCTACTGTTTTAATGTCAGGTTCTGGTCCATCAGGATATTTTGGTGACACAGAAGAATATGAACCAGCATCAGTAGGGGTATTAGTTTCAACATTAGGATAAAAATATGGGAACAAGAACAAGAAATTTTGCTAATAACATTTTAACAGGTGGTAAGATTGATGGTACTGATTTCTTATCAGGTGCTGTACCGGCTCCTAATATTGCTAATTCAAGTGCTTTAAATGTTGATAGTATTCCATCTATTTCAAATGTTATTTCACCAGTCGCTGGCGATCCACCTAGTCCATCGTTAGGAGATATTTGGTACAATAGTGTGGCTAAAAAATTAAAGTATGAGGGATTTCAAACAGCTACTTGGGCAAGTGGTGCAAATCGAAATAATAATATTGACTCTGTACCAGGTGGTGCAGGACCCGCTACAGATATGTTAGCTTTCGGAGGTTATCAACCACCATCAAATTCAAATCCTGTTCCAGGTACACCATTTGGTGTGGTAGGATATACAGGAATTACAGAATTGTATAATGGAACTTCTTGGAGTAATCAAAATGGTTTAAACACAGGTGGTTCTGATGTAGTTTCATTAGGAAACACTTCAACAACAGCAATTGCTGCTATGCGTTACGCTGATGGCCCTCCTGCTGGTCCTAGTCCCAATGGTAGATATGGACTTAGCAGTACGGAAGGTTGGGATGGAACTTCTTGGACAAATTTAAATAATAGTACAACTAATAGAGAAGGTGGTATGGGATTTGGAACACAAACAGCAGGTATCGCTGTAGGTGGAAATATTCCTCACGGAGCAGATAGTACAGGTGTATTAGGAGAAAGTTGGGATGGTACTTCTTGGACTTCAGGTCCTTCATTAACAACTTCAACAGCAAGAGCTGGTTCATCAGGTATTCAAACATCAGGTATAGTTACAGGAGGAGAAAGTGGATATAATCCTACTACTAGTCGTTTAACAACTCAAATATGGGATGGTAGCACTTGGACAAATTCTACAAATATGCCAGAACATAGAGCCTTTCACGGTGCAGCATTAACACAAAGTATTGTAGATTCTATAATGTTTGGTGGTAATCCTTCTCCAAAAGCAGCAAATTTAGTATATGATGGCACATCAACTTGGTCAACAGGTCCTAGTTTATCTCGTGGCGATACTGGAACACTAGGAGGAAGTGGTACAAGTAATCAGAATGCTTTAGCTTTTGCTGGATCTCCATACTCCAACGCAACTGAAGAATTTATTGGTGGTCCGTTAACAAAAAATTTTAGTAATGAATAAACATATAAATAGTAGAAAGAATTTAAAAGGAGAATAAAACAATGGCACATTTATACTGCGTGGCAGAAAACACAGGTAAAGGTTTCATCACACACGAAGATAGTCGTAACTTCTATCGTTCAGGACACGCTGGTAATGTATGGGTTATCGAAAATAACACACACGGCCAGGCTTGGGTAACTAGAAAAGGTGCGACACTTAAAACATTAGCAGAAGCACAAGCAATTGTTGACGGAGTTATAGATACAGCAATAACAACTTGGGAAGCTGATAATGTAGAGGGTGAAACGGCAGAACAAAAAGTTTTGAGAATTGGTGAAAAACCTGTAAAATACGCTTTACCAAACGCTGGTTAATAAAATTAAAGAGGATAAGAAATGGCACTAACAACAATATCAACAAATGCTATTAATGATGATGCAGTAACATCAGCAAAGATAGCGCCTAATACAGTTGTCGCAAGTGATATACTTGACGGTACACTTACAGCAGCTAAACTTACATCTACATTAGACTTATCTTCAAATACAGTTACTTTACCAAGTTCGTTTACTACAAATAGTGGTTCTCAAACACTTACAAATAAAACAATAAGTGGTTCAGCGAATACAATAAACAATATTGCCAACGCTAGTTTAACTAATTCTAGTTTTACATTAAATGGAACATCAATAAATCTTGGTGATACAGCAGAAATCTCTGCTGGTACATCTTGGCAAACAGAAAAAACATCAAGTTTTACGGCAGTTGCTGGTGAAGGATATTTTGTAAATACAACATCAGGTGCCATCACAGTTACTCTACCAGCGTCACCAACATTAGGTGATGAAGTTTCTATTATAGACGCTTCAGGTACAGCTGACACAAACAATATTACAGTAGGTCGAAATAGTGAAAACATACAAGGTTCGGCAGCAGACTTAACTATATCAACTGAAAGAGCTGGATTAACTTTAGTCTATTTTAATGCAACTCAAGGTTGGTTATTAAAAGACAAGTAAGATGAGTGAATATAGAGAGATAAAAGGAACAGCAATTAAAAGCGCTACAGCCAATACAGGTTTAGTAGAAAGTGAAATATGGTATGATTCAAATGCTGGTGCTTTTAAAATAGAAGGTGCTACATCTACATCAGCTTGGGCGAGTGGTGGAAATTTAAATAATAACTCTCAAAGTAGAGCTGGTTTTGGAACTCAAACAGCAGCTGTCGCAGGACCAGGTGTAGGCCCAGGTGGGGGTAGTCCACCAGGTATTCAAGTAACAGAAGAATATGATGGATCCACTTGGACAAATGGTAATAATTCAACACGTTCTGATGATGAAAATAGATATAATGCAGGTGCAGGAAGTCCGACAGCAGGAGCAATTGCTTCAGGAGGTTATCCTGGAACTATGACTGCTGCAACTGAAGAATATGATGGTACTTCTTGGACTGCTGGTGGTAATGTAAACACCGCAAGAAGAGGATATGTATTTGATGGTGCTGTAGTAACATCTTCTTTAATTTTTGGAGGTAATACACAACCATACCCAGGAACTACTACAGTAACAGGTGCAACAGAACATTATGATGGAACAAGTTGGACTGCTGGTGGTACAATGGGCACTGCAAGAATGAATGGAGCAGGATCTTCAGGAGGAAGTCAAACTTCTTCTTTATCAACTGGAGGATCTCAACCCGCACTTACATCAAATACTGAAGAATATAATGGAACTAGTTGGACAGAAGTGAATAATCAACCTACAGCTGTTGGATACCAAGGTTATGCAGGAACTCAAACAGACTGTTTGGTTTGGAACGGATACACACCTACTGCTGTTACAACAACTTATAATTATGATGGAACTAGTTGGTCATCTAATCCAGCTTCATTATCTTTAGCAAGATTAAACTATCATAATAATTCAGGTACAGCATCTTCTGCAATCGTATTTGGTGGAGAAGGTCCTGCTGGAACTGTTACTACTACTGAAGAATTTACAGGTGTTGGAGTACGAGAAACAAAAACATTAACAACAAGTTAAAGAGGAGAATAACATATGGCAAACTATCAATATGTTGTGGCAACCAATTGGGGAAAAGGGTTTATCACACACGAAGATTCTAGGAAGTTATCGCCTTCAAGTTTTCCAGGTAATCTATGGAAAGTTCCTGCTAATAATCAGGACGCAAATAGATGGATTGCTGGAGTGGCTGGAGTAAGAAAAACATTATCAGAAGCTCAAACAATTGTTGACGCTGAAATAACAACATTACAAACAAATTGGGATAACAATAATGTAGAGGGTGAAACAGTTGAAGAAAAAACAATTAGAATAGGCGCAAGACCAACAGATATTACATTAACGGAGTAATAAATATAAAAAATGTCAGATTATAAAGACATAAAAGGTTTAAAAGTACGGTATTTAGCATCGGATCCTGCTAATCCTGAATTAGGAGAAGTGTGGTATAATTCGACTACTAATACGGCTAAGATTCAATCAGTTATACTACAAGGCACGGTAGCTACTGGTGGAACTATGAACGTACCAAGAAGTAATCTTTCTGGTTTTGGAGTTTTAACTGCTGGAGTTGCTGCTGGTGGATACGGTAGCACTGCTACCGAAAATTATGATGGAACTAGTTGGACTACTAGTGGAAGTATGGGAACAGCTCAATATAGAGGTTTTGGTGGTGGTACACAGACAGCAGGTTTTGTAGGTAACGGAAGACAAACTCCTGGAGCAGCAAAAAATCAAACAGAAGAATATGATGGATCTGTTTGGTCAACAAGTAATCCTTTATCAACCTCAAGATATTTTGGAGCACAGGGCGGAAAAACTCAAACAACAGGTTTAGCAGCGGGAGGTTCAAGTAGCCCGAGCACACAACTTAATGCAACTGAAGAATATGATGGAACTAGTTGGACAAGTTCAGGAAATCTAACTTATACTGCAGGTGCGGTTCCTGGAAATGGTCCTCAGACAGCAGCAATTGGTGCAGGAGGATATACAGGGCCTCCAACAACTATGACTACTAATTCTGCTGAATATAATGGGGCAACTTGGACAGCTACAAATTCATTAAATACTGCTAGAGGTCAAGGAGCTATGCTTGGAGATTCATCTACAGCAGCTTTACTTGGAGGTGGGCCTCCAAGTGTATCGCCGATTTCAAATTCAATTGAAAATTATGATGGAACCTGTTGGTCAGCTAATCCTAATTCATTACCTACTGGACAAATTAGTGCAAATAATGCAGGAGTAGGTTCACAAGCTTCGGGTTATTTTTCTGGTGCTTCTCCTGGCCCTAACGCTTCAACTTTTGAATATTCTGGATTACAAGAAACAGCAAAAACAATAGGAACAAGTTAAAATGGCAGATTTAAAAGAAATTAAAGGACTTAATATACCAGCAAGAGCTTCTGATCCTACTAATCCAGTTGCTGGCGAAATATGGTATAACACAACTTCAAACACTACAAAAGGTAGAGTTTATTACAATGGTGTTTGGTCAACAGGTGGAGCTACAAATACACAGGTTGCATATGCTGCTGGTTTTGGTGCTAGTAAAGATAGTGCAATTACAGCTTCAGGTTTTATACAAGACGTTGGCGGTAACAAAAATGTTTCTGAAGAATACGATGGAACGTCTTGGACAGCAAATCCAAATATGGGTAGTACCTTGAGAAATAGACGTGGAGCAGGTGTGACTGTTTCTGCTGGTTTAGTATCAGGTGGTATGAGTACAACAAATACTGTTGGTACTGTAGAAGAATGGAATGGTTCATCTTGGTCTGGTGGTGGTGGTTTAAATACCGCTAGAGCATATGGTGATTCAGACGGTCCACAAAACTCAGCAGGTTATGTAGGAGGTTCTTATTTTCCACCAGGTGGAGCAGGTGGAGAAGGTCCAGCTTATACAAAATATGAAGAATATAATGGTACATCTTGGACACAAAGTTCAACAACACCATATGGAGCTCAAGGTATGTTAGCATTTGGTAACAGCTCTGATGATTTTCTTGCTACTGGAGGATTAAGATATACTTCACCTACAAACTATAATATAACAACTTCAATTTATTATAATGGAACATCTTGGACAGCAGGTGGAAATATAAATTCTTCTCACCGTTTAGGAGCTCCAGCAGGTCAATCATCAACTGCTGCTGTAGCTGTTGCAGGATCGCCAGGTGCTCCAAGTAGCGCTGGTGTAGAAACTTATGATGGAACTTCTTGGTCTCAAGGAAACGATATTAATAATGGTAGATATGGATTAGGTGGTGCAGGTAGTAGTACATCTGCCGTTGTATTTAATGGTACTAATGGTGATGTAACTTCACCTTATATGTTTGGTTATACAGAAGAATATAACTTTGGTGCAGCAACAGTTAATGTATCATCATCTTAATAGTCGTATAAATAGAATTATATAATAGCATATAAAATGCTTTATAATGTAATAGGAGAATTGTAAATGAGTGAAGACAAAAAACTAGAAAAACGTAATATACAGGACCTTGTAGATAGAGAGTCCGACAACCTACATAACATCTTGGATCCCAATGATGTTAAAGACTTCAAAGAATTAACAGGCGAGTTAAGAGATACTTGGACTAAAAAACAAATTTTTAGAACAGAAACAGAAATGAGATTTTCTGTTTTAAACGATTTTAAATATCCCACAAAAGCTTCAAAATATTGGCAGTGTGTTAGAGAACAAAACGTTTACCTTGAAAACTTAATGTCATTGTCTTTTGATTATAGAAGAAATGATGTTAAAATCAAAAGACTTGAAAAAAAACTTGCTGAAGAAACTGATGAGTTAAAAAAAGAATTATATCAAATTGATTTAGATGAAAAGATGTATTCAAGAGCAAATATGCAATTGACTGCTAAAGATAGAATGAGAGAAATAAGATTATGGTCTCATTTGAAAAAAGAAAATGACGATGGTTCTTTTGATACTCAAAATGTAAATACACACCAACTTGAGTCTTATGGTCAAATAATGCACAATAGAGCAAAAACTCTAACTTCTGGTTCAAGTCAACCTGAAGTGTTTAACGTTCTTGGTCAACTACAAACAATTGATAGAGTTAAAAAAGAACAACAAATGTTAGGCAACTATACAAAAAAAGAAGCTTTAACATCAGGAAAATCAACTGAACAACCTGTAACAAGTATCAATGCAGGTGATGAGTTAATTCAACAGGCAAGAAAAGGTTATGTTGAAGTTGATCCAAATACTTTAAATGCTAACGAAGAAAGTAAAGTTAAGTAGTTGTTATTTGAGAAATAGAGGATTAGAATTAAACCCTAAAAATCAAAAACAAACCACTCTTTACAAAAATGTCTTTGAAAGTATAAAAGAAAAAGGTTTAATCAATCCTTTAACGGTTGTTGTTGATGGCGATAGATATAAAGTTTGTATTGGCAACAACCGATACCTAGCCTGTAAAGAGTTAGGTATTGAAGAAGTGAATATTATAATATCTAAAAGTGAAGAACCTAAGGTATTACACGAAACATATATATACTATAAAAAAGTATTTGAAAGTGATAGTCCTTTTATAAATGATAGATAAAAAAATATTTTGGTTAGTGGCGATGCCTCGTTCAGGCAACACACTCTTTGGTTCTTTAATGAATCAAAATCCAGACATAGGCGTGACCGCCAATTCAATCACATTAGAAATAATGAAAGACTTGTTTTTATTAAAACAAACTGATGTCTTTCAAAACTATCCTGATGAACAATCGTTAGATAATGTAATGAATAAAGTCTTTGAGTTATATTACAAAGACTGGAATTACAAATACATTATTGATAGAGGTCCTGTATCTACACCAGGTAATCTGATGTTAATACAAAAACATTCTAATCAACCAATTAAGTGTGTTGTACTATTAAGAGATGTTTTAGACGTTCTAGCGTCTTATATGAAGTGGTATCATAACAATCCTAACTCATTTGTCAATAGATATGGTCTAAAAACAGATGATGAAAAATTAGGTATGTTAATGGCCAAAGATGGTGCCATAGCAAAAGATTTAGAAGCAATCAAAACGTTACTACAACCTGAAAACTCACATATGGCTTGTTTTGTAAAATATGATGACTTGATTAACGATCCTAAAACCCAACTAAATAGAATATATAACTTTTTAGAGATACCTTATTTTGAACATAACTTTAATAATTTAACTCAACTACAAGTAAATAATAAAAGTTATGATGATAAAATTATGGGTGATAATATGCACACAATTAGAACAAATGGAATATATAAAGAGGATAATCCATATCGTTCTATGATACCTAAACGTATCGTTGATAAATATGGACATATAAAATTTTGATATGAATGATATAAAATTTAACTTTGTCTTTTTAGGACAATCAATTTTGAGATATGAAGTACCATTAGATATATTTCTTACTATTAATGGTATTTACGAAAATAATTTTAAACAACTAACACCAGCGAATCAACAATTAGTCGGTAAGATTAGAAATGAACACTCTATCTATTATGATGGAGAAGATACTTCTATAATACAACGACATAATTTATTACCATTAAATGTAAAACAATGGTTTATGAGTATGTTTCAACATTATTTAACTTGGAATAAAATAAGAAATCCACATTGCCATTTAAATAGTATATGGATCAATGAAATGAAAGAACACGAATACAATCCTGTACACGTTCACCAAGGAACAATGTTTACAGGTCTATCTTCAGTAATGATTTTAAAACTTCCTAAAAATACAGGTGTTGAATATTCAGCAGAAAAACAACCACAAAATGGTAAATTACAAATATTAGGTTCAGCGTCTGGTCAATTTGCTAAAATAGATTATCAACCAGAAACTAGAGAAAGAGATTTTTATATCTTTCCGTATGATATGCGACATTGTGTATATCCATTTAACGGAACAAACGAAGTTAGAAGAACGCTTGCAGCAAACTGCGATGTTCAGTATAACCCAATTGAAAACAGAGGAGCTTTATAATGAGTGGAATGTATGAAAATATGAACATAAACGAACCTAGATGGAAAAGTTGGATAATTGAAACAACTACGCCATTGTTTACACCAGAACAGTGTAGAATGATCATAGATTGTGGACATAGACAAAAACCACAACCAGCACAAGTCGGTATGAATAGACCAGGTGGCGGTTTAGATACTAAAAAAAGAGTCACAACAATTAGTTGGATTCCTTTTAATGAAATGCCACATATGTATAGAGATTTATATAAATTTATACAACAGGTAAATTTAAATCACTTTGGATTTGATGATATTAGAATTACTGAAAACGCACAATTTACTGAATATCCAGAAGGTGGATTTTATGATTGGCATATGGATTCAGATGTTAATATGGCACACGAGCCACCAGTAAGAAAAATATCAATGACTTTACTTTTAAATGACCCTAATGAATTTGAAGGTGGTGATTTAGAGTTAATGGCACCTGGTAAATTTAAACCAATGAAACAAGGACACGCAACTTGTTTTGCTTCATTTTTAAATCATAGAGTCAATCCAGTAAGACGTGGAGTAAGACAATCGTTAGTTGTTTGGTTTGGAGGAAAACCATTTAGATAAGATGTTAATAAAAGAACAATTTTTTCCAACAACTGTATATGGTAAAGATGTAGAGTTAGATAATGAATCTCTAACACAACATATTATTAATTGGTCACAACAAGACCAAGGTGTGAAAAAAACAAATATGAATGGTTGGCACTCAACAACAGATATGCACTTAAAACAAGAATATCAACCTATTGTACAAGAATTATATAAAATGCAAGAGGAGATTTATCAGGAAGAATGGTTGGATAGAAAACCAATGTTGGGTAATATGTGGGCGAATATAAATTATCCTGGAGGTTATAATAGACCTCACGTTCACCCAAATTCTTTGTATAGTGGAGTATATTATGTTAAATCAAATGCACAAGCAGGAGAGTTAGTTGTAAATGATCCAAGACCTGGAATACAAACTATGATGCCAATTAGAAAACAAGGTCAACCACCAAAACATTTATGGAGAGAAGCACATTTAGATCCAATACCAGGAAGAATTTTAATGTTTCCTGCATGGTTATGGCATTGTGTTGAACCTAATAAATCAAATGATATAAGAATATCTGTAAGTTTTAATTTTATACAGGAAGGATTTCAATAAGATGAATGAAGAATTTAAACAAAAAAAGTATCAAGTAATTAAAAATGCAATTTCATACGAATTAGCAAATTTCTGTTTTAATTACCTATTATTAAAAAGAGATGCAGCAGACTTTATGCACTCTAATAATATAATTGCCGATACTGGTATGTGGGGAACAAGGAGAGATCAACAAGTACCAGGTGTCTATTCTCACTATGCTGATCCTGTAATGGAAACATTATTAATGAAAGTTTTACCTGTAATGAAAGAACAAACAGGTTTAGATTTAATACCAACTTATTCATATACAAGAGTGTATGAAAAAGGCTCTATACTATGGCGACATAAAGATAGACCAAGTTGTGAAATATCAACAACATTGAATTTAGGTGGGGATCTTTGGCCAATTTATATTGACCCAACAGGAGAAGATAATATTTTAAATGTTCAAGCCAAAAAAACTGGTGAAGAATGTATCGTCAAAAAGGGAGCACATCCAGGTAATAGAGTTGATCTAGAGCCAGGAGATATGCTTGTATATTCTGGGTGTGATTTAGAACATTGGAGAGATGAGTTTATAGGTAATATGTGTGCGCAAGTGTTTTTACACTATAACCACGTAAATGGACCATACGCAGAAGAAAATAAGTTTGATAAACGACCATTATTAGGTCTTCCAGCGTTTGTCAAGTAATATAAATAAACATAAAGGTGAATTAATTATGAGTGAACAAAAACAAGACAAAATAACAATTGATGGTAAAGATTACATTATAAGTGAATTACCATTAGATGTAAGAAATACAATTGTTGCTAGACAAGAAATACAACAATCTAAAGTAAGACACGAAGTGGAATTAGAGAAGATTGAAGTATTAACTAATTACTATAACGATAAGATAAAAAAAGGATTAGAAGAAGTCAATGGCAGCGAGAGCGAATCTAAGGATTGATCAGGGCGCAACATTTACAACAGACGTAACTGTTTCAGATAATGATGGAACAGCGTTTGATTTAACTGGCTACACTGCGTCAGCGAAACTATCTCAAGGTTACGCTTCTACAAGAACAAGAACATCTTTTACTACATCTATCGCAAGTGACCCTACAACAGGTATAATTACACTATCATTGACGGCAGACCAAACTAACGCACTAGAGGCGCCAGCGAGATATGTTTATGATGTAGAGATATTAAAAGCATCAGATAGTACAATTACTAGGGTTATCGAAGGAATTATTACAGTTAGTCCATCAGTTACTACATAATCTTTAATAAATAGTTATTATAAATATACTTTAAAAGAGAGAGTTTAAATGGCTGTTGTAAAGGCAAAAATCAATTCTAATAATTCAGCAGGACCTCAAAGGGTTTCTGTTACTGTGCCTAGTGCAAGTGCTGCTCAAACTTTCAAAGCTTTAAATGACGTGAATGTAACTTCTCTAACAGATGGTGCATTAATTCAATATGACGCTGCTACAGATAAATTTGTAACAAGAAACGAATTAGAAACTACCACGGGTACAATTACCTTTAACGGTGGTGCATTTTAACGGAGAGAAATAATAAATGTCAACAATTATTCAAATTAAACGAAGTTCGGGAACTTCGGCGCCATCAACCCTTAAATTAGGAGAACTGGCTTATACATATGGAACAGGTACTCAAGGCAATTTAGGAGATAGGCTCTTTATTGGTGAGGGTGGAGTAGATGGTGAAGGTAACGCCAATAATATTACAGTCATTGGTGGACAATACTTTACAGATCAATTAGACCACGCTCAAGGTACTTTAACAGCTTCATCAGCATTATTAGTAGATAGTAATAAAGCGATTGACGAAATCTTTATAGGTAATAACGCTTCTACAGGTGGTACTTTAAAATTAAACGAAGGTACTAATAATGGTACTAACTTTATAGGACTTAAAGCTCCTAACTCTGTAACAACATCAACTACTTTTACATTACCAAGTGCAGATGGAAGTGCGGATCAATTCATTAAAACAGATGGTTCTGGTAATTTAAGTTTTGCTGCTATTCCATCAGGTTCATTTACAATTGAAGATGATAGTTCAACACAAGACACATTTACAACTGGACAAGTTTTAAAATTTGCTGGTGGTACTGGTTTAACATCTGCGGTTACAGATAATACAGTAACATTTAACATTGATAGTACAGTTGCTACACTCACTGGTTCTCAAACGTTAACAAACAAAACATTAACATCACCAGTTATTTCAACAATCAGTAACACAGGTACGTTGACATTACCTACTTCGACTGATACTTTAGTTGGAAGAGCAACAACTGATACTTTAACAAACAAAACAATCAATAGTGCAAGTAACACAATTACAATTACTGAATCTGATATCTCCGATCTAGGTTCATATATTACTGCTTCATCTACTGATACATTAACAAACAAAACATTTGACGCTAATG